TCATTAAAGTCGATGTAAGGCTTGCCGTTTTCAGTCACTACCGCTCCACTCGAAACTATTTTAGGCTGAGCAGTTGAAATCGTTTTTGTTGCATGTCTGCCGTTGCCAGACTGATCGTACCACGTAGTAATAAAACCGTTTCCCGAACCAACATGCGTTAAAAGGCTAGCCGTGTCTAAATCGCCTTGTGTTGTAAAGCCGATGTCAAGCTCCGCATTGTCGCTTGAACGGCGCACCCGAATTGCGCTTCCTGTATACGTTGTTTTTAATTTTCTTAGGCTGTACGCCGCCGATGGCAAGGCAGCAACGGAGTCAAGCATAAAGTTTGCAGGCAATCCGCACGGTATAAGAGTATCTGACGTATACAAAAATTCGGACGGAACAAAACACGCTAGTGTTGTCTGCGTTACCGCCTCCGTCCAGCCCTCCGATTCCGATGTAGCGGTGAGGATGACCAGTAACTCGTTTTCTCTGATACTCGCTTTTAGGTCTTGTTTGAGTAAATCATTGTAGAATTTTTGCCACCCTCCGAGAGGGTCGCCATCGATGGCGTGAACCGTGTATACGAGTCGCCCTGCTCCATCGAGCTCCGATATAGTAACCTTGTCAATCAGAAAATCAGTGGAGTTTATGTTGTATTCGGGTAGCGTGATGGTTTGCAGTTGCCCTGCGGCGAGTCCTGCCGTGTACGTATCATACGTAATCTGCCGTGCCACTTTTGTATACTTTTCAAGCTTTCCTGTTGCAATGGATATTGCCTCACCACGAGATACAATTGATGTGTCAACGTCGATGCGCTCGTACACGCCTGTGTTACCTTCTAGAGATGCGCGGTTTGCAATAGCAACAACATCTTCCGATACAACGGCAAGGGAGATTAATCCCTTATACGTTACTTGTATCACGTCGCTTGTTGATAAAACGGTTTGCGTGCCGTCCTGAACAATCGTGTTTTTCCCCACATCATAGTAATACTTTTTGTTTTTGTCTACACCGTTTACTCCTATATCCGTGGCTGTTATTTCAACACTGTTTATAAATATTCTAGGTTTATCCGATATCGGGAACCGTGTAATAAAAACACGAGATACGCCATCGGGATTTGGTGTCGGCTTTTCTAGTGCGATCTCGTCCGTCTGTATTTGACCGCCACGGATGTATTGGCGATTTCGATACTGTGAGCGGTCTTGCCTAACTTGAACATTGTTTGTACTTGACGTAGTGGTGATTCCAAAAGGAGCGACAAAAAAGCCACGAGGGGTAAAATAAAACTTCTTATCATAATCAATGTACCAATTAAACCCCGTTATATCGCATAGCTCGTTTAGCGCATCTGATACCGTGCCAACCCTTGGGAAAGACGCTTTATCGAGCGTTACAGCGGTATTAGTGATACTGCCTAGCGTTATACCATCTGGCACAAGATACGTCGTATACAGGTCATTTACAATCGTGTGGACGGCAGTGTTCGTATACGTCTTTGCTACAAGCCATCTATCTGCTATTTGGTGATTGTCGACGCACTCTACATCGTAGTACCATGCATTTTTAGCTAGTGGAACATGTTTTTTTGGATACAGGAGAAACCCAGCAAATATAAGCGATGCAACGTCGTCGTATATCTGTATCTGTTGCCCATCCTGTAAATCCATCGTCATGGACACGTCTACAAGTTGCAGACGTGCCATGGAGCGTTCATTAATCGCATCTTCAATTTCCAATGAACCAGAGCGGAAACAATTTGTTCTGTCAATCCCCGATATGATGATTTGCATCAGTATGCACTCCCTACACGCCCACGTATCATATCAACCATCGTTGGAGCGAGAACCCCTGTTATTTTGCGTCCATCCAAGTATATATTCGTTTCTTTCGCTCCACCAAAGTCGTTCAGACGGGTGAGAGGGATAACCGCTTCGGTTCCTGCCTCGCCGACCATTGTTAGCGTAGGCGACGTGATGACCCCACCGTCTGCGAGAAACGGCACGCCTAATAAACTTCCTTGCTGCTTCGCCCAATTCACCAAACCTGTATTTTTTGTTTGTTTACCCTGTTCAATTAATCCCTGCAAATAGCGTTTCTCGTTTTCAATTTTGCCAACCATACCCAGTATCTCGTTGACCGTTTGCTGTATGCTTGACTTCATCGAATTCAAACCGTTTAGCATGCTTTGCCCAAATGATTGTCCTGCATCCTGCCACTTTGGATTGTATTCGTTGAGTAGCTTTATCAATCCATCTTGATTCTCTCTTAGCGCAAGTCGACGTGATTCCTCGAACAGTTTTTCATCGCTCGTCAGAGTTTCGAATTTTGACCGAACCTTTGAAACCTCGTCTTCAATGTATCCGTCTAGTTGTTGAAGATTCCTTTGATACGTCTCTTCTTTTTGCGTGTAGGATTCTTCACTAGCGATGCGTTCGTTTTCTAGCCGAGTTTCTAAAGCCTCCAATGCAGTGGCTGTATTAAGCTCGTGTTCCTTTTTCCTTTCTTCGCCGTCCGTTCGTATGTCGCTCATGCGCTTTTCCAGTGACTCAATTTCCATCTTTCTTGATTCTAAAAGCAACTCTCGTTGACGTTTTTGCATTTCTTCATCAAGTCTAGCTTGCGCCTTTAAGCGTTCCTCTGCTGATTTAGCGGTGAGGACTTCTTTTTGCAATTCGGCGATTTTAGTGTTATACGCCTGCTCATCCAGTTGCTTTTCTTCTGTTTTGGTGAGATTCTGGATATCATCGATTTGCTTTTGCACTTTATCCAATTCTTGAAGTGTTTCGGCGTTGATAATTGCAAGCTTTTTACTTTGCGCATCGTTGAACGATTTTAATTCGTTTTTGTGCTTATCCTTTAATAGTTTTACATCATTATCATACGCTTTTTTATAAGCAGAGAAAGATTCTTCCAAACCTGCTTTATCCTTTTTCTTTCTATTTTCCCACGCTGCAAGTTCTATTTTTTCCTGCGCTGCGTACCGCTTTCTCAACGCTTCCATTATTGCTGCGCCGAGTTTGTCAAGCTGTGTAACGGTGTTTTCGTACTGTTCCTTGGCACGTTCATTTTCTGCTTCCTTTGCTTTTTTCAGTGATTCCGTTGTTGCGTCAATTGCTTTTTTGTTACTTTTTTCGGCAGCGGTTGCTTTGTCTTTCATAGGTGTTGCTTTTGCGATGCTCTCCATAAGCTTTTTCATACCGTCATCGTATTTCACAGACGCGTCTTTTGAGTTTTTTAATTCGTCCGCTAACGCTTTTGTTTTTTGTCGTGCCTCTTCGGCGGCATAAGATGCTGCAATCATCGACAATCCAGCTTGGTCAGACGCATACTTCACCGCTTCACTTTGACGCTTTATTGATTCGTCACCCATCATGGTGGACAAGGACTTCCGCAATGTATCAACCTTATTTTCAAACCCTGGAACGAATTTTAGGATTAAGTTTAGCCCTGCTAAAATCTTATCGATTGCAAACAACGCTGCTGACTTAGCGTGAGACAATGCTTTTTCTACCGCATATGAAATGGCCGTGCTGATTTTTAACATTTTAGTATGCGTTTCGCCCCAGCCTTTCGATAAATAAACCCCCGCTGCAATAAGCGCTCCAATCGCTGTTATAACTAAACCGATGGGATTCAACGCAAGAAAACTTAGTGCTACTCCAAGGGCTTTTACAGCAGGGATAACCATCATGAACCCTGTTGTCATCAGTGGCAACGCTGCTAAAACAGCTCCGATCCCTGCAATTACTGGACCCAACGCAAGCGCAAACGCTCCTACACCGATGATGACTTTTTTCGTTCCTTCCGATAATCCCATAAACTCTTGCAGTATCCCGTTGGTAAATTTTATAACTTTCGTGAACAAGGGTAAAATCGTAGCACCTAAAATCGCTCCCAATTCTTTTAGCGATTCACCGAACATACGCATCTGATTCGCTGCGCCTTCGCTTGTGCGTGAAAAATCTCCTTGCGCATTTTTTGTAGCTTCCATAACGAATGCAAACCTTAGATTCACCTTCTCCGCCTGCGTCATATCCTCGACGTTTTTTGTGATACCCTTACTCATCGCAAACGCTTTGAGATTTGTTTCCGTCATCACGTATCCTAGTTGAGTGAGCGAGTCTGTCTCTCCTGTGAAAACACCTTTTAATGCGCCCATTGCTTGGTCGATGCCCACGTTTTTGAAAGACGCTAAATCTGCGCCAAGTTGCGTGAGCCCCATTGACATTTCTGCTGCATCGTCTCTTGCTATCCCCATCGATGTGCCCATGTCGCCGAATAAAGCGGCTGCATCAAGTGCGGACTGTTGCGCCAAACCCATTGATTGAATAGATGTTTTTGACCAATCCTTCACCGCTTGCGCCGAGTCGCCGAATGCAACGCTAACTTTGTTTTGCGTTTCTTCCATGTCGCTCGCTAGTTTTATCGCCGCTCCACCTGCAAGAGCGAGGGGTAGCGTGACAAACCCAGTCATCGACGCTCCAAAGCTTTTCATGCTGTCACCCAGCGATGTCAAGCCTTCCATTTTGCTACTGAAAGTCTTTGCGTTTCGAAACGCCTCGCTGAAACCTTTGTTCAATTCTTTGAAGTCAGACGATATCTTCACAAATAATTCTTGTATCATGCTTCGTCACCACTTTTCTTTTCTCCGTAAGATGCTACAAACTGTTGTAATACTTGTAGCTGTTCCTGCCACGTTTGTTTCTTCCGTCTCTCTCGTGGCATAAAGTCATCGGGCTTAAATGGTTTGCCTTTACTCCGATGGGAATTTGCTATCACACTACACACAAGGGCAAAACGATAGTGCTCTCGCTTTGCCCCTGCTTCGTGTGATTTGCTTAAATAGTGATACTCTCTTAATGTTAAACGCCACGCATCACGTGGAGTCAAGCCGAACGCCGTGACGGCGTTTGCCCACAATTCAATGATGCGTGGCGGTTTTAGTTTTTTGAGGATTCGCCCGACTCTTCGCTGTCCGTCTGTATAGATTCCTCAATAACCTTGTTGAGTTTGCTTGCAACATAATTCAAGTTTTTTATTGTAACGAGTTTTCCGACTTCTTTTAGTGTGATTGCGTCATCCTCATGGATTAGACACGCCCACAACATCGCTCCTAAAACAGTAGCATCGACTTTTTCAATCGGATCGAACGCTGATTTTCCAGTGACTTTTTCGTATGCTTGCATCGCATTTAAGTCGTATAAAAGTTTCCGTGGTTTGTCTAAATTAATGATGTCCCTTGTCATAATATAATGCTCCCCCTTGAAAATAGTTTACTAGATTTGTCCTAGCGTCGGTCGTCCCGTTACTTTGAAAGTTGCACTAAACGGGATTGTTCCGTCGACAGGAGCTTCCATTGTAAATCCAGTCGTGAGCACTGTTGCGGTGAACCGTGTTACCGATGGAGACGTTGGATAGTCAACTGTAACTGTTTGCGTAGAGTTTGTCTCTAATGCAATAATCGTAGCTGATGCTGATGCGGTCGTGTAGTTTCCTTCGATGCTGATTTCTCCACCGTCACGCCAGCCCTTGATAAACTCTCTATAGCGGTCTGGGCTAGAATGGGTAGTGACATCAACCGTTTCTGCCGATAAGTTCGGAGCGGAAATGCTTGTGATTTCTGAAATAGTTGTTGTTCCAATTTTGAATATTGCTCCAAATGCGAAAGTTCCTGCCATGATTCAATCACTCCTTAAATGTTAGTGACAAATGACATCATAATTTGCATTGATGATGTTTTTGTCCTCGTCACGCTCCGTGGAGCTATAACGGTAAAAGCACTGCACCATAGTGTAGGTGTCCATGGTGAATTTTTTTAGATTTATCGTTTGATTCACTAACTCCATAATTTCCTTTGCTAGCTTGAAACCGCCTCTGCCGTTTTTGGTGAAGATACGCATTTCAAGTGTCACGTAGAAACCATCTTTACTTAAACGATTTGCATTCGTCTCTGTCATGGTCCCAATCGTGATGTACGGATACGCTGCGTTTGTGGGAGGTTCGTCATACAATGCGTTGCCGATTTTCGTCATCAAT